TTTTGACCGAAGAATTAGTATCTTGTCCTGAATTATAAATATTTGGGGCAATCATGCAGAAAATTCTAATACTTGTGCTGTCTCTATTGAGCACCTTTGTTGCTGCGCGGGAAATTTATGTTATCAAAGACAAAGATGGCGGAACTATTCTAAGTTCAATGGAGGATCCGAATGCTGAATATAGGCATTTATCGGTGGATAAAGATAAATATATGCAAAAGCCGAAACCAGAGGATTGGAATATTAATTGCACCAAAGACAAATTTAACGGCAAGAAAATTTGTTCATTATCAAAGTATCACAGTGATTTAATGGTCAATATTATCAATGGAAAATACAGTGTTTATATTGGAAGAGATCATTTTCCAAGATCGCAAAGCGCAGTAAAGATTGATGAAAATAAGCCAATTTATGGGGATGAAGGGTTAAGTCAAACACCTCAAAAAGCTATTGAGCAAATGAAAAATGGTAAAGTCGCATATACCCGATACAAAGAATGGCCGTATGAACACAATCAAGATGGTGAAACTGATTTAACAGGTTTTACTGAAAAATTTAGTGAAATGTTGGAGCGATATAAAAAGCTCTAAATTTAGATATTAAAGCACCCCGCAATAGCGGGGTTTTTTATTGCCTGAGGAAAAGTTATGTCAGCAAAACTTGGTACATTAACGCTTGATTTGGTTGCAAAAATTGGAAGTTTCACCGCACCAATAAAACAAGCGGAACGTCAAGCCAAAAGCTCAGGCGATAATATTGCGGAAAGTTTTAATATCGCCAGTGTTGCAGCAAAGGCTTTAGGTGTGGCAGCGGCAGGTATTTCGGTTGGCGGGATTGTTAATTTTGCCAATCAAGCTATAGATGCAAGCAATGAAATCAAGAAATTTTCAGAACTTGCCAATGCTTCTGCATACGACTTTCAATACTACGCAAAAGGGGCTGAAACAGCGGGTTTTAGTTTAGAAAAATTTGCTGATATGAATAAGGATGTTCTAGATCGATTAGGTGAAGCCCGCCGTGGCGAAGGCGAGATGATGGACTTCTTTGAACGAATTGCTCCAAAGATTGGAGTAACGATCGAACAATTCAAAAATTTAAGTGGACCAGAAGCGCTACAGGCGTATTACAACGGATTGCAGAAAGCTAATGTCAGCCATGAAGAACAAATCACTTACATGGAGCAATTGGCAAATGACGCATCGCTCTTAATTCCATTATTAAAAAATGGTGGTGAGGGCTTTGATAAATGGGGGCAAGCTGCTGCGCGTGCCAACGCAATCATGTCTGATGAAATGATTGAAAACTTAGCTATAGCAAAAGAAAACGTTAAATATTTAGATTTACAGTGGCAAGGATTTAAAAATACCTTAATTAATGGATCGATCCCCGCTATCCAAACTGTTACAGCAAATATGGATGTAATTTCAAATACAACCATGATTGCAGGGGCATACTTGGTAGGGACTTATATTCCAGCCTTGTATAAAAGTGTTTTGGCTCAAACAGCTAGAATCGGCACGATTGCTCAAGGTATAAGAGCAGAGCAAATCGCAAACGAAATTACGGCTCAGAGGACTGCTCGTATTGCTCATTTGACCTCTGTCGAACTTGCAAATGCTGAAGCTCAGTTGGCAAGAATGTCAGGTATGGCGCGCATTGCGTATCTTGAAAGAACCGTATTGCCTTTAAGACAGGCAAATACCGCAGCTTTAGCGGCAGACACAGTTGCGCAAAATGCAAATAACGCATCCAAATCTCTAGGAATTAGAATTGGAACTGGATTGCTTGGGGTGCTAGGCGGCCCAGTAGGGATTGGTTTAACCGTTGCGACTATTGCGGCAGGGTATTTGTTGATGCGCGACAATACAGCAGAAGCAACTGCTGAGTTAGATCGCCAAGCGTCTGTAGCCAGTAAAACCAAGGAAGAACTACTTGCTCTGGAAGGTGCACAAAGAAGAGCAGCACAAGAGGATTTGAAAGCAGCTTTTGATGAGCAAAACAAAGCACTTAAGGATTTGGATCAACAATTCAATAGTGCTGTAATTTCAATTCAGAACTATGCGGCTCAAAACCAAGTGAGCTACGAATCTTTAGACAAAGTCAGAGATATTTCCAACAAAGTTCGCCAAGGTTTGATTAGCCAGCAAGATGCGGTTGAGCAACTAAATGGCTTGTACTTTGTTACTCCTGAACAAATTCGAGAGGTCACAGACCTAAGCAGCAAATATGATGAGCAACGTGTAAAAACCCAGAGTACTGCGGATGCTCAGGCGGTTTATGGAGTGAAGGTTGAATTAGCTGGGAATAAAGCATCGAATTCTACGCCAAGCATTTATGCACATGCTGATGCAATGGATGCTGATGCAAGATCTACCCGTGATGCCGCAAATGCTCAATCTGAGTACATGCAGAAGTTGCAACAGTCCGCCGTGCAAACAGCAACAATAAACAAACTTATTGGTAAAGGTTATACAGTCGATCAAGCAAAGGCGTACGCTGAAGCCTATTTTCAGAATGGAAATAGATTAACCGCTGAAGATAAAAAGTTAATTGACTATAACCTTGCTCAAAATGCCAAACTTCAAGCGAGTACTGAGGCTGTTTCTAAAGCCAAAGCAGCAGGGGTGAAAGCATCTAAATCTGCGCAGACTCAGGCTAAGAAAGAGACTAAAGACGCCGCGGAGGAGTTACGGCTGCGCGAACAGTATGAATATGCTTATGCTGACCGTGAAAGACAGATAGAAATAAGTCTTGCAAAAGAGGTTGCTGAAATTCGAAAAGCGAAGTTTGACAACCCTGACACATATGTCGAGGCTGCAAATAAGCGAGCGTATTACGAAAAGCAAATCTACCTTTCCCAGCTACAGTATGAAATCAATGAATTTCAGATGACAGAGGAGCAAAAGTTAAAGTATTCATTCGACATTAAGAGTCTGCAACTTGAACAAAGTGCGGAGATGTCGGAAAAGAATAAGCAAATTGCAATCAAAGCTCTTGATGAGCAATACGCAATAGAACTACGCAAAGCCAAGTGGCATGCAGTTGAAATGCAGCAAGCAATGCAAGACAGTATTAAAGGATTGTCAGGCGATGCCGATAGCATTTTTGCAAAAGCCACCATGTCGCCAACCGAGTTTGCAAGTTGGTCATTGCAAAATGATCGTGATAATGCGAAAGCAGGTCTAAAGAAAGACCGAATTAGCACTGAGCGGGACATCATGTCAGCACCAAAAGATGTATATGCAACTGATGAAGATCGATATGCAGCATTGCAACAAGCTCATAAGGAATACCGCGAGGGTTTAGCGGCGATTGATGTTCAATATGATCAGCAAGTTAAGGATTTAGCTCAAAGTCAATATGATACCCAAATGAATATTTGGCAGGACTTGCTCACACGTACAGGCTCTATTTTTGGGCAAGTTGCTGAGATGGTTAAAAATACTGCTGGGGAATCAAGTGCAGCGTACAAAGCAATGTTTCTTGTCAACCAAGGTATTTCTATGGCTCAAGCCATGATTAACACTGAGGTTGCAGCAACCAAAGCAATGGCTGAGGGCGGATATATTGCTGGCATACCAATGGCAACAGCTATTCGTGCGCTTGGTTATACATCAGTTGGATTGATCGCAGCCCAAACAATCTCAGGCATGGCTCACGATGGTATCGACAATATCCCAAAAGAAGGCACATGGTTGCTAGATAAGGGTGAGCGTGTTGTTGATAGTCGGACGAATAGTGATTTGAAGGATTATTTGGCAAATCAGAAATCTGGTGGTGGGGATGTGAAGATTTCTCAGACAATTGTTGTAAATACAGATGGCTCAGCTAAAGTGGACACTGAAGGGCAAAAACAACTTGCTCAAGGCTTCCAGGCTATGATGGAGGCTTATACTAGAAAAGAGATGCGTCAAGGCGGATCGATTTACAACTTTGTGAGAGGTAGGAAGTGAGTGACTTAAAAGACGATGTGGTTGGTAACTTTGCAATTCAAAATTCTGTAAATTTCAGTCTGGTTAAATTTCTAGTTGAAAAGGGAATTATTGATTTGGAGGAATTTCAGGAATACATGAAAGATCAAGAGTTTACTTTTAGAAAAGCCTTGAGTCCAGAAGTTACAGAAAGATTTTCACAGCAAATTTCCGAAGCTTTTCAGTATATAGCTATGAATGTTTCTGATGAAGACTAGTTGATTTTACAAAACAAAGCCTCCTTCTGGAGGTTTTTTTATTGGAAAAAAATTCATGAGCAATCAAAAATTCACCTGGTGTAATGACCTAGATGGCAACTCCCAAACCTCAAGCTTTAAAGTCCTTCAATCCAGTTTTGGTGATGGATACACACAGCGAACGAGTGTCGGGATTAATAACCGATCATCCACTTGGGCATACAAAAAGACTGGCAAGAAGGCCTTGATACAAGAGATCAAGGCCTTTTTTGTTGCACATAAGGGTGCCGATTCATTCCTTTGGGATTCACCGCTAGATGGTGAAGTTCGAGTAGTGGCAGGTGATTATATGCCAGTCAGTTTAGGTGGTGGTATCTGGTCAATCTCCACCACATTCACCCAAGACTTTAAACCGTAAAGCAATGGAGTCTAACAATGACCCTAAGCAGTGACTTCCAGAAGCTCTATGTGGATGGATTAATTACCTTGTTTGAACTGGATGCTCGTGCTTTAGGTGCGGGTATTCTGCGATTTCATGGGCATATTTCTTATGAGGATTGGGAAAGACTGACAATTGCTGTTAGTGATTCCAATTCAACCCACTCAGTCGAACTGAATGCGCAACCACAAGTGATTTCAGAGGAAAGTTTGCTTTTAGCGAGTGCTGATAGTGAGTTTAACTTTGCATTTGGTGAGGAAACACCCAGCACAGATTCATCCCATGTTGATAGTAAAATTATTCCTTATGGTGATTTTGGAAAAGTCTGGGCGTGGAACAGAACAACCAAAGAGTGGAAGCCAAGCATCATCTGGCAAGGTGAAACTTTCGAGCCGATGGCTTTAGAAGTATCAGGCATAGAAATGCGCTCAGATGGTAAAGCCTCAGCACCCACTTTAAGCATGGCGAACAATATTGGCGGTATTCAAAACGCAGTTTCTGCTCTTTGTTTACAGCTTGGTGACTTTGCAGGCGCAAAACTTAAAGTCATTACTACACTTGCCAAGTACCTTGATGCTGAAAATTTTAGTGCGGGCAATACATCCGCTTCAAATGAAGCCAAAGAACAGCTTTGGTATATCGAGCAAAAGACTTCTGAAAATGCCAATGCTGTGACTTTTGAACTCTCAAACCCGATTGATTTTGAAGGCTTAAAAATTCCAGTACGGCAGATTTCTAATTACTGCCACTGGTGCGCGATGGGTAATTACAGGGGGGAAGAATGTCAATTTACAGGTGCAGCCATGTTCACCGATAAAGACGAGCCAACGGACAACCCTGCGCTAGATCGTTGTTCGGGTCGCCTATCTTCATGTCGTATTCGCAATAATGAAATCCGCTTTGGTGGCTTTCCAGCGTCGAGTTTAATGTGATGAAACTAACCGCAAAACTTAAAAAAGCAATCCAAGCACATGCTGCTGAGGTTTATCCTTCCGAGTGCTGCGGTGTGATTGTGAATAAAGAATACATTCCATGCCGAAATATCTCAGACCATAAAGATCGGTTTGAAATTCATCACGAGGATTTAGCTAAAGCTGAAGATTTAGGCGAGATTCAAGCCTATGTGCATTCACATCCAAATGCGTCTACACGTGCATCTGATATTGATTTAATTCAGATTGAGCTGCATCAAAAGCCGTGGGTGATTTGTGCTTATCCCGACATTGAATTTCAAGTGTATGAGCCATGCGGATATAAAGCGCCTTTGGTTGGTCGCAACTATATTCACGGCATTCAAGACTGCTATTCAATCGTGCGTGATTTTTACGAGCGTGAACTAGGTATCAAGTTAATTGACTTCGAGCGTGAGGATGCGTGGTGGGAATCCAAAGATAATAAGTCGCTATATTTAGATGGCTTTGGTGAGGCGGGCTTTGTTGAAGTGAGCGACATGCTGCAATACGGTGATGTTTTATTGTGCCGTGTTGGACGCACTGAGCATGTAAATCATGCAGTGATTTGGCTTGGAGATCAAACTCAATTGAAGTCCGAGCAAACAGAATCGTGTGTTGGCTCGTCAATCATTTTACATCATCCGTATGGTCGTAAATCCGTGCGTGAAGTGTTTGGTCAGCAGTGGCAAGAACGAGTTGCAAAGGTGGTTCGATATGCTCAAAACAATTAAGCTGTACGGCATTTTGGCTAAGAAGTTCGGTAAAGAATTTCATTTAGCCGTTGATAATACCCGTGAAGCCATGCGTGCTTTATCAGTACAGGTGCAAGGCTTTGAACACTTCATGCTACATGCACATGAGCAAGGCTTGGAGTTCGCAGTATTTCAAGATGATCAAAATATTGGTGAAACCGAACTCGACATGAACACCAGTGCCAAAGTGATTAAGGTTGTGCCAAAGGTAAAGGGTGCGGGTGGTGATGGGGGTATCATACAAACTGTCTTGGGTGCCGTCTTGGTTGTAGTCGGGGTTTTGGTCACCATTGGTACCTTAGGTGGTGGTGCGCCATTAGGTGCTGCTTTGATTGGTGCAGGTATCGGTATGATGATTGGCGGTATTGCCATGATGCTCATGCCAAAAATTGACGATAATCAAGACGAAAACCAAGACGGCAACAAAGCTAATAAAGGCTTTGGTAGTGCAGTCACAACTGTAGCGCAAGGTAATCCAGTGCCAGTGCTTTACGGTCAGCGTGAAGTAGGTGGTTTTATCGCAAGTGCTGGACAATATCCAGAAGATTTAATGTAAATATTTAAAAAACACAGGCGCATTAAGCGCCTTTTTTATTGTCTAGGGAAATGTATGAACGCAGTAATTAAAGGCGCAAAAGCAGGTAGTGGTGAAACAAGAAAGGCGGTAATCGCACCCGACTCAGCACAATCTAAAACCTATATTAAAATTTTGTATGGCTTGTCTGAAGGTGAAGTCGAGGGCTTAGCAAATGGTTTACAGTCAGTTTATTTAGAAGAAACGCCACTTCATAACCCAAATGGCGGATCGAATTTTCAGGATATTCAGTTTGATTTCCGACACGGTACGAACGACCAAACACACATTGAGGGCTTTCCTGATATTTCATCTGAAACAGCAATCAATGTTGAATTAGTTTCGGGTACACCTTGGGTTCGCGCTATTTCAAATACCGACTTAGATGCAGTGCGTATTCGCTTTAAGTGGGGACCATTACGCCAACAAAACGCTGATAATGGCGATGTGAAAGGCATCACGATTCAATATGCAATTGATTTGCAGACAGGTGGTGGCGCATGGGCAGAAGTCTTAAACACCAAGATTTCAGATAAAACCTCAGCAAACTATGAGCGCTCACACCGTATTGATTTGCCAAAGTCTGATACTGGTTGGACTATCCGTGTCCGTCGCATAACACCAAACTCAACTTCAGAATATATCAGCGACAAAATGTATGTTGATGCACTAACAGAAGTCATCGACCTAAAGCTCAGCTATCCAAATACCGCTATGCTTGGCTTGCAATACGATGCTGAAACATTTTCCAATGTTGCAAAAATTTCGGTTGATTTAAAAGGGATCAAGTTACAAGTTCCATCGAACTACGATCCAGTGGCGCGCACCTATGCGGGCATGTGGGACGGCACATTCAAGCGTGCTTATACCAATAACCCTGCATGGATTTATTACGACATTTGCACATCAAAACGCTATGCTTTGGGTGATCGATTAACGACTGCAATGCTGGACAAGTGGTCTTTATATCGCCTTGCCCAATACTGCGACCAAATGGTAAGTGATGGTAAAGGTGGTCAGGAGCCGCGTTTTACTTGTAATGTGTATCTGCAATCTACCGAAGATGCATATACGATTTTAAGCAAACTTGCTGGCGTATTCCGTGCAATCAGTTATTGGGACGGCAATTCAATTGTTTGTGATGCCGATATTCCACAAGACACATACTTCACATACACTCGCGCCAACGTCATTGATGGCATGTTTGAATATTCAGGCACACGTGCGCGAGATCGACACACTGTTGCAAAAGTGGCTTGGGATAATCCTGCGAATCACTATAAAACCGAGTATGTCTATGTTCGTGATGAAGCGGCTATTGCAAAGCTCGGTGTGCGTATTGCTGAAATTGACGCATGGGGTTGTACTTCTGAGGGTCAAGCGCAACGTGCAGGTCTTTGGGCATTAAAGTCTGAACAGTTAGAAACCCGCACTGTATCTTTTAAAGTCGGCTTAGATGGCTATATCCCATTACCAGGTAAAGTGATTGAGGTTGCAGATGAGTTGTTCGCTGGTCGTGCAAATGGTGGACGTATTTCTGCTGTCAGCGCTGATCTAAAAACCATTACGATTGATCGTGACGATGTTGTGTGTCGTGTGGGTGATCGACTTGTCGTAAATGGCGAGGATGGCAAGGCTCAAGGTCGAATTGTGTCATCTATAAATGGTCGCAATATCACAGTTACATTGGCGTTTGATTCTGTTGCAGCGGAAAATGTTTGGGTCGTTGATGCTCAAGATTTAAAAACCATGAAGTTTCGCGTCATGAGTATTACTCAAGACGACAAACATCAGTTTTCAATTACAGGCTTGCAATACGAATCAGCAAAATATGATGCGATTGATTTCGGTGCATTCATTGATGATCGTCCGATTTCCATTATTAATCCAACCGTTCAGGCGCCAGTCACCAATGTTTTAATTTCATCTGAAACAATGGTGCAGCAAGGCTTGTCTATTGAAACAATGGTGATTGCTTGGGATCAAGCCGAAGGCGCTACGAAGTATCAAGTTGAATGGCGCAAGGATGATGGCGCATGGATTAAGTTGCCGACTTCTGGCAGTAATTCAGTTGAAGTTCAAGGGATTTATGCGGGTAATTATGAAGCTCGTGTCACTGCGATTTCTGCATTTGATATTGCTTCTTTGCCAACATATTCAAATCTGACAGCATTGACTGGCAAGCAAGGATTGCCGCCAGCGTTAGCAAATATTGCAGCGACAGGCATCTTGTTCGGTTATCGCTTGAATTGGAGCTTTCCTGCGGTTGGTGCGCTCGATACTGCGTATACGGAAATTGAGATTGCAACTACAGCCAACGGTGCCAATGCTGCTCAACTTGGGCTTTTCGCATACCCAACAAACAGCCATGTAATTCAAGGGATGCAACCAAACCTGACTCGTTATTTCCGTGGGCGCTTGATTGACCGAATCGGGAATATTGGTCCGTGGTCGCAATATGCGGATGCAACAACGTCAGCCGATGCGTCCGCTGTGCTAGATGTTTTGTCGGGTAAGATTTCTGAAACCCAGTTGAGCCAAGGCTTGATAGAAAAGATTGAAAATTCTGACTTGGAGAATAATCAGGCTTTTATTGATGTTCAGCAGAAAATACAAGGTTTGAATGCTCAATACTATTTGAGAATCCAATCAGGGAAATATGTTTCAGGTTTTGGCTTAGGGGTTGATGGCGGCCGTTCGGATTTTATCGTCCATTCCGACAGCTTTGCATTGGGTAATCCCGCTGGTGGAGATGACGGGGTTAGCTACCCATTTATTTTCCGCACCACCCCTTATACAGACCCAAATACAGGGACTGTGTTTCCAGTCGGGGCTTATTTAAAGTCAGCGTTTATGGATTATCAGTCTGTCAAAACTTCGCATATTGACGATTTGGCTGTGAAGTCTGGGCAGATTGATGATTTGGCAGTTAAGACAGGGAAGATTGATAACCTTGCTGTGACTGGTGCCAAGATTGCTGATCTAGCCGTGGATACTCTGAAGATTCAAGACAATGCTGTAACCGTTCCAGTCTCGGCCTTTGCTGAAATCTCCATGGCTGTTGATGGTGAATACACTACCATTCAAACCTTGAATGTACCCTCTGATATGGGGCATACCATTTTGACTTTTGGTGCTGTATTTAGCTTTAACAGTTATACGTCACAGCAACGATTGCTTTGTCGTGTGTTGAAAAATGGCAATGTGGTCTTTGAAGATTTGGAGGTTCATTTCATTGATTATGCTTCTGTCGGTGTGACTTCAAGTAACAGCGGACAGCACCAACATGGTATGACAATGAATTTGACAGGCAGTACAAGTAGTGCTGGTGGTCACAACCACTCGTTCAGTGGATCAACAGGCAGTACATCAATTAGTGGTGTTTCAAATTCATCACACGGTCATAACTACAGTGGCAGTACTGGATCTACAGGAGCACACACGCATAGCTTAAATTTAAATGGCTCTGTAACGATGGGGCTTGATGGTATCCATAGACATGATGTTGAAATTCGGGGCAGCGCACGAAGTGCAGGAACCTTAAATATTTCACGTCATGACTCAACAGGAATCGCAGGCGCATTCCAGTTGCAGTTGAAATCAACTTCAGGTGGCAGCGTCAATGTGTCACAGCGTTATATTCATGCAATGACAATGAGGAAGTGATGGCTTATTTTGCAGTGTTTGATGTGGCAACAGGGAAAATTGAGAATATTGTTGAATGTCCTGAGTTCCTGGCGAAGACGATTCACCTAGAAACAACCCAGGACGTGATACAGGTTGAATCTCAAGTTTCAGCCGCGCAGTACCATGTTATAGACCGACAACTTTATAAACTGTTTTAACAATTTGATCGAGTAATAGCACCTTGCGAAACAATGTTTCACAGAGCGCTTTTTTATTGCCAAAATTTAGGGGAAATATATGGAGCCAGTCTCTACAAGTGGTTTTGCAGCTTTTTTAAAATTCTATGGTGCTGCAGTAGTTATCACTCTTGCCATCGCACTTGTTGCAACAGTGGTCATCATGATGCGCTTACCTCGCTCACCACAAGAGTGGGCGGTTGGTCTGA